ATAAAGTTCAAACAGAATTTGCATCGTGGTTGTCCTGACTGGCGGTTGGATTTGCTCAGTCAACAAGATACTTTTGACATTGCAGCCGCAACACAGGCAATCTATGAAGAATTATTGCAGGGTATCAGTAAGTGGGCGAGAAAGACACTGCCTAGCAAGAACCTAGTCCTAATGGGTGGATGCGCTCTTAACTGTGTCGCTAACAGTACAATAACCGGCGACTGGGAAAATGTATGGATCATGCCAAATCCTGGTGATGCGGGTAGTGCAGTTGGCGCAGTATGCGGATACTTTGAAGAACATGTCGAATGGCCTGGTGCATATTTAGGTACTGACATGGGTAGTGTATATCCAGTTGAGCAGACTATAGATGTATTAAAAACACAAAAGATTGTAGGTGTTGCAACTGGTAGAGCAGAGTACGGCCCACGTGCCCTGGGACACCGTAGTTTACTTGCTGATCCTCGTGGACCGGAAATCAAGGACAAAGTAAATGAAATCAAACGTAGGCAAAAGTTTAGACCATTTGCTCCGGTAATTCTGGAGGAATATGTACACGATTACTTTGAAATGCCCGCAGGTATAACAGCCAGTCCATACATGCAGTTCGTTGCCAAATGCAAACAGCCCGATCTGTTTCCTGCTATTATTCACGCAGATGGAACCAGTCGTGTTCAGACTGTGAGTAAGACCGATAGTCCTGGTTTCAGAAAATTACTGGAAGAATGGTACAAAGAAACAGGTTGCCCAATGGTAGTCAATACAAGCCTAAACATTAAGGGTATGCCCATGGTTAATAATCTGGCAGATGCAGCAGCCTTTGCGGCCAAGTACAATGTTCCTGTGTTGAGTTGAAACATTAAATACTAGCATAATGCTAGATGTATTCTTCCTCAGCTACAATGAACCATACGCCGACGAGCATTTTGAGCGGTTATTAGAAAAAGCCCCTCATGCTCGTCGTGTTCACGGAGTCAAGGGATTTGTAGAAGCACACAGGGCTTGCGCCACACAAAGCAACACCTATAACTTCTATGTTGTTGATGCTGATGCGATTATCTCTACAAACTTTAATTTCGATTTTACCCCCAGTAAATTTAATGGTTGGTGGCCAGGTGTCTCTGAAAGCGAATGCTTGTGTATTTGGTCAAGCCTAAATCCAATTAACGGCTTGCGTTATGGTTATGGTGGTGTTAAACTAATACCTAAAATACCATTGCTTAGACAAAATAAAGACGCCATAGATTTTAGTACAGGATTTGGTTTGCCCGTAAAAGTGTTTGATGAGATAAGCAATATTACTGCCTTTAACTACGACGAGTTTTCTACTTGGCGAAGCGCATTCAGGGAGTGTGCTAAGTTAGCAACTAATCTCACAATCAAAGATATGGACCCTGAGACGTATGAAAAATTAAAGATGGAAACAGAAAGTCGTCTTAATGTTTGGTGTACTGAGGGGAAGAAAGAACAATTTGGCGAATATGCACTGGATGGTGCATGTAAAGGGAGAAACTTTGGGTTTGAGAACATAAACAACCCCGAGCGTTTAAAATTAATAAATGACTACGAATGGATGAAAAATGAGTTTTTTAGATTCTTTGGTGAACAAGCAGATTAATACTATACAGGAAAAACCAGAAAAACTAACGCTAGACCTTGGGCAGATACCTGTTGTTTTTCTAAGTTTCGATGAGCCAAATGCTGACTCAAATTTTGAGCATCTATATTACAATCACCCTAACAGAGACCTAGTGCATAGAGTTCATGGTGTTAAAGGTTTTGATGCGGCACACAAAGCCGCCGCAGAAAAAGCAGGTACAGAACGTTTCTTTACTGTAGATGCAGACTGTCTGGTTGATAAAAATATCTGGTCCAAGAAATTAGATCTTGACAAAACAACAATGACTTCTACTTTTAGTTGGAGCAGTAGAAACATTGTAAACGGCCTTGTCTACGGCAACGGTGGTATCAAGTTATGGTACAGTGACTATGTTAAGAAGATGAAAAGTCACGAAGCGGCGGATCAAACTGACGGACAGAATAATATAGACTTTTGTTGGGACTTTGAAAACTATAAGCAGATGAATACTACCTATGGTACCGTTTTAAATAATGCAACGCCTTACCAAGCGTTTAGAGCAGGGTTTAGGGAAGGCATCAAAATGGGACTAGACCAGGGTAATAAAGTTCCAGTAACAGACTTCAACCACAAGATGTATCCAGCAAATTACAGTCGCTGGTTAACCTGGATGACCGTAGGCCGTGATGTAGAGAACGGTGCGTGGTCAATATATGGCGCACGACTTGGTGCGTATAAGTTATACGTTGAAAATTTTGACCATACCATGGTTGCTGACTATGATAAGTTTAAAGAACTCTGGCAAGAAATAGTTGTTGATACCGACAATGGTAGATACCTTGAAGATAAAAGCCATAAGCTACTTGTGGATATACGAGATAATTTGAAATTGCCACTTGTTGAACTGGATGCAGATCAGAGTGTCTGGTTTAAACATGTTTACATTAGCCCACCAAAAGGGTTTGGTTGGCCAGCTGTACTTAATTGCAGCGCATTACCATTGTTTGGATTTAGGTTGCCGGAGTGGAAATGATACCTGTTTATTTCTTGTACACTAACGAAGCCAATATGAATGAGAATTGGAATCGTTTACAATCCAAGGTTCCAGAATCAACAGCGGTCGCCAGCATTGGTACGATATTTGAAAGCCATAAGCATATTGCTGATATGTGTACGTCTGACAGGTTCTATGTAGTAGATGCAGATTGCTGGATTGTGGACAAGTTTAATTTCCAGACAAAAGTAGATTTAACTCCACGCAGTGTTGCCGTATTCCGTGCAAAAAATCCTATAAACGGCTTAGTATACGGACATGGTGGTATTAAACTGTTCAGCAAAGATTGCTTTAGTGCAGAGCGACTTGATAAGCCTGATATGACTACTACACTTGCAGATGCATATATTAAAGTAAATGTTCTTGCCAGTGAGCACAGGTTCAATTATAGTCCTTATGCGACCTGGAGGACAGCTTTTAGGGAAGCGGTAAAGTTGGGCAGTGGTATCAACAAAAACAACAACGACCAGGAAAGTCTTGATAGACTTAACATGTGGCTTAATGCAGGCATAGAAGCCAAGTATGGTGATTTTTGTATACAAGGTGCTAGGCAGGGTGAGGAATATCTAAAGAGTGCAGACGCCGATCTAACACTCGTAAATGACTTTAAGTGGCTGAGAAACCGTTTTATTAATTGGGTGGGTTTAGATGTATAAGGCAGATGAAATAACAACAGTTCACCTGGAGGTAACGGAGAGATGCAATGCAAGTTGCCCACAGTGCGCCCGCAACATTAACGGTGGCGAATTAAATCCACAGCTACATGATGCTGAACTGAGCCTTGATGATGTAAAACAAATCTTGAAGCCCGAGTTCGTAGCACAATTAAAGCGCCTATATATGTGCGGCAACTACGGTGATCCTATAAGCGCGAAAGATACTTTGGAGATATTTGAGTATTTGCGTAGTTGTAATCAGACCATGCAATTAAGTTTTCACACAAATGCTAGTGCAAAGACTCCTGAATGGTGGGCAAAATTACCAGCAGCCATGGGCAAGAGCCACTATGTTGTGTTCAGTGTAGATGGACTAGAGGATACAAATCACCTATATAGGCAAGGCACTGTGTGGAAAAAGATCATGGAGAATGCGGAAGCATTTATAGCCAATGGTGGCAGAGCACGTTGGGATTACATTGTATTTGGACATAATGAACATCAGGTAGAAGAAGCCAGAGCACTTGCAGAAAAGATGGGCTTCGAAAAGTTTAATGTCAAAAAGAGCAATAGATTTTTCAGTAATACTCGTGGTGCAGTAAAAACAGAACACCAAGCTGGTAATAGAAAAGGGGCCGCAACTACTCTGCTATCCATGCCCAAGAATCCGGAATATCAAAATGCAGCCCTACAAAAACTTGCAGACCTTAGTAAAGACAAAGACCCCGTTAGTATAGATCTAATAACAACAGTTGCTGAACTTGAGGGTAAGATAGGTCGTCAGCGTTTTAACACGGATCCTGAGAAGAAAAAGGACATGGAAAAGTATTGGGATACAGTTCCAATTAAATGTAAGGTCTCAGAGGAAAAGAGTATTTACATCACAGCAGAAGGCTATTTGCAGCCCTGTTGCTGGACAGCGGGCCAAATGTATGTTTGGTACTGGCGAAATCAAGGCGGACAGATCTGGGACGCTATAAATGAAGCAGGATTAGATACACTTGATCTTCGTAAACATGATCTAGTGGATGCAATAAACGGAAAATTTATTCAGGAAGTGATCCCGAATAGATGGAATCTACCTAGTTGTGCAGATGGTAAGCTGGCTGTCTGTGCTAAAACATGCGGCACTAAATATGACGCATTCAGTGAACAATTTAAGTAAAGGTTAGTGCAATGGATAAAAATTTTAACAAATACAACAAAGTCCCAAGCAATTTCTGCTTGTTGCCTTTTATACATAAGGCCATAGATAGTAACGGGGACTATAAGCCATGTTGTATCGCACACCCACATACCACAAAGGCTGGTGAAGTGTCAAACATCAACGATATTCCATTCGATGATTTTATTAAGAGTGAAGAAAACGCAGACTTTAAGGAATCTTTTAGGAAGAATGAAAGAATCTCTAACTGTGAAAATTGCTGGAACATAGATGACGTTGATGGTGAAAGCCATAGAAAACGTGTTATGAATTTCTTTATGGAAGAACCTTGGAAAGCTGGAACAGAGCCACCACTTTCAAAAGTCCTAAAAGAGTTTTTCAATGATACAAGTGACTGGGCGGCCGTGCAGGCAGAATTAGATAAGATAGATGCCCCCATAGATCTTGAGATTGAACCAGGTACAACGTGTAATTTCAAATGCCATTTCTGCGGCCCTTACGCAAGTAGCCTTTGGCAAAGTGATCATCAGGCACTATACGGTACAACTAAAGAGGAAGTGAGTAAGTTTACGAAACAAGGTCACTGGGCTCTTAATAGTGAGATGTGGAATAGTGAAGTCATGTACAACGGTAAGAAATTCCACTTCATGGGTGGCGAGCCCATGCTAATTAGTGCTCACTTCAAGTTTTTAGAAAAACTATCAAATAGGCCTGATGCAAAAACAATTAGAATGAGCTACAATACAAACGCAAGTGTATTGCCACCCGCCTACGCCTTAGAAAATGTCTATGGTAAATTCCAATCGGTACAAGTGGCTTTTAGTATTGATGCTATAGGTGATAAGTTTCATTATCAGCGTTATCCTGGTGACTGGGCAGAGGCAGAAAGTAACATGACCACCTGGGTTAAGGCCATCCCTAATAATATTTGTGCCAAGATCGATCCTGGTTGGAGTATACTAAACTTGCTATATATGGGCGAGTTGTTCTTGTGGGCAAATGATTTCAAAGTAAGAAACGGCTTAACTGATAAGCAATTTGACTTTGACGGTCATTACTATTTTGGTCCTTACTACTGCCCACAGACACTAAAGCCAGAACAAAAAGAACTGTTTAAAGACAAGATGACTGCTGACATTAACATGCTACGTGCAAGTAATTTAGACAAGAGAATGATGGAACGTGCAGAAGTTGCATATGAAAATATGACTAACCATATGTTTGCGGCAGATAACTGGTCACAAGAGGTAGAAGATAGAAGAAACTATCGCATCCGTGGCCTCGATAAAATTAGAAAACAAAGTCTAAAGGACTATGAACCTGAGCTTAATGCTATATTGAAACTTTATGAATGAACAACAGTATAAGACTCCTGAAATTATCGAGCTAGAACTTACGTCAAAATGCACTCTTGGATGTGCAGTGTGTAGTAGGACCATGGACCCTGAAGAAACATTCTCCAAGTGGAAACTTGGAGAATTAGACATTTCTGTGGTGGAGTCTTTGTTGAAGTTACCATCAGTTAGATTTATGAATTATACGGGGTCATTTGGTGATCCCATATACCACAGTAGGCTTATTGACATTGTTAAGTTGACAAAACAGTACGGTAAAAGTCTACAAATAACAACTAATGGTAGCTATAGAAAAGCAGAATGGTGGCAGGAACTTGCAGACTGTCTTGATGAGGACGATCAAATTCAGTTTAGTGTTGACGGGTTACAACATAATAATCACATCTATAGAGTAAACGCAGATTGGCCTAGCATTGAGACAGGCATGCGAATTATAACCAAGAGCAAAGCGTTCACCGAATGGAAATGGATCTTGTTTAATTATAATCAATTTGATGTTGCAGAGGGATTCAAGCTGGCAAAGAGTATGGGTTTTACATCATTTAATGTCATAGAAACAAGACGCAATCCACCTGGCATGGAGGCAACAAGACCATACAGTGATGTTTTAAAAGAAATAGAAAGGTTACAACGTGAAAGTTAATCCACTATGTTTTACAAACAAAAACTTCTTTTTCGTTAAACCAGACGGCAGTTATCTACCATGTTGCTATTCCAGTACAAATAATGAGATGCGTCAGCATCTATTAGAAAAATATAACCAATTAAATTTACAACACAATTCTATTGATGATGTGTTAAATTCAGAAGCCTGGCAGGAAATAATTAAAAAAATAAAATCAGATGAGCCCTATCGATTTTGTTTAGATTTTTGCCCAGCACATTTAGAAGCACGTTCAACAGATGACACCGGAGTGTTCTGGGACGGTGCTACAAATTCGAAAGCATTTTAATGAAACCATTTGACGCCGCATTTAAATTATATTCATATAAAAAATATGATATTTGTGATATCTCTTTCCGTGTCACAGATAATTTTGTCTTGACTTATAGACTAACGCACGATGAGCTAAAACAGATTTTTGAGGGTGCGTATACAAAGCCTGGTATTAACGTTAAACTTCAGTGTGGTTCTAAAATTTACGCAGTTGTTAAGAAAAACATAGACGCTTTAAGATTAACAATAAACACACATGGTGGTAATATCAATTTGCGTTATGAGATATCTGATTTTGAACAGTTAATCGGTGAGTACAAACATCAAATGGAGAATCCTGTCAGCTGGGACGAGTATGACCCAAGGTGATATCATTTACGTAAATGGGGATAGTTTTACTGCCGGCTCTGACCTGGGGGACTATTTACTTCCAGACTATCCTAGTGAAAAGTCCTTAAACGATTTTCTAAATAATTTAGATGGTGAGAGCGCCATGAATTATGAAAATTGGAGACATAAGTGGTACTCTGATCGTCCTGACCTATTAGATGATGTC